ACTTGCTTATCTACATCCTGAAAAAGACCAACGACTCGTTACTGAGAATTATGTGGTCAGACTCAATAGCGATCTTGAAGTAACAGATTGCGCCAAGGTTGAGATGCTAGAGCTACATCAACCCATTTGGGAGTTTGTAGGACTTGAGGATGCTCGCCTTGTATATTGGGATGACTACTACCTCATAGGCGTTCGGCGCGATACTACAACTAACGGCGTAGGTCGTATGGAGAAAAGCAAAGTATCCATAGACAAAGATACTTGGACTATCAAAGAGATTTCCCGCGAGCGCATAGAAGTTCCATCACAGTCATACTGTGAGAAGAATTGGATGCCGATACTCAACAAACCTTTTCACTTTGTTAAGTGGCATAGCCCTATTGAGGTTATGAAGGCAGAAGGTACGATGGCGCAGCAGGTAGCTCTTAAACAGGGCGTACAACCTGAGAAAGACCAGCGCGGAGGCTCACAACTTATTCGTTGGGGTAGCGTGTATATTGCTATCACTCACGAAGTAGATTTATTTAAGAATTACCTCAGTCAAAAAGATGGCATTTATCGCCACAGACTTTGCGTATATGACGATGACTTAAACCTTGTCGGCATATCACCTGAGCCATTTAGTTTCCTAGATGGTCGGATTGAGTTTTGCGTAGGCGCTGCTGAGTATGAAGGCGATTTACTTGTATCTTTTGGCTTTCAAGATAACGCCGCTTTTGTGCTTCGTGTTCCTCACGGTATTGTTGAGGACATGATTGCGGAGGCGCTATGACTATTGAAGCCCTTATTGTTGATTTATCGCATGACCCTTTTAGCCCTAAACTAAACTTTCAAGTTGCCCAGGCATACGATAAAGAGAAACAAACAGCGAGCGCAGTATCGTTCTATCTAAGAACGGCTGAGTACGGCAATGATTCACACCCTAGCCTTGTTTATGTATCACTTCTCAAACTTGCTAAATGCTTTGAAGAGCAAAACGACAGACTGCACACAGTTTCTAACTGCATCCTTCAAGCGGTCAGTTACTTGCCTTATCGCCCTGAAGCGTACTTTTGGATGGCTAGATTTCACGAACGCCAACAAAATTGGCAAGAGTGTTACACATGGGCGCGTATGGGTAGCAATCAAGCCATAAACACACCGCTTCCTGATGATGTTGATTATCATGGGATATATTGTTTGATGTTTGAGCGGGCCGTATCTGCTTGGTGGATTGGTCGCAAAGATGAATCCGTTAGCACATTTCAGCGATTGCTTGAGATGGATATAGCGCCTGAATACCGCCAAGCGGTTGAAGATAACCTTGCTCGTATTATTTGACATAGGTGCTAACAGAGGCGATGCCACAGTTGCCGGTCTAAACCTCGGCTACAAAGTAATTGCCATAGAGCCTTCACGAATGTATCGCGAGCTAGTCAAGAATTTTATCTACAACCCAAATGTCATATCGCTTAAATACGCCGTATCTGACAAAGACTATGACCGCGTAGAGTTCTACGAAGCAGCAGAAGATGGGCTAAGTACCCTCAATAAAGACTGGCTAACGGCGGAAACAATGCCATACGCAGGTAAAGATTTTTGGACTACACAAGCTACAACGATCACGCTAAATACCCTGGCTGATAAGTATGGCGAGCCTGATCTCATCAAGATAGATGTTGAAGGCGCTGAGTGGTCAGTATTCAAAGGCATGACCCGCAAGATGGGCGTAATCGCTTTTGAGTGGACATACGCCACGCTTGCTGAACACAGCAAGCAACTAGATTACCTAGCCTTACTTGGCTACACAGAGTTTTCAATTCGGTTCATTGAAAATCATCTTCAATTTCCACCTGACGATGATTGGTTGCCGATTGATTTTGCAGATTTACTACAAGGACAAATTGATGCTCGCGCCCGCGCGTGGGAATCGCATGGATGGAAAGTAGCAAACCTACGCCCAACTGCTGATGTTGGAATGTTGTGGGTTCGATAACATAAGGAGAAACTATGGGTCTGCTTGACCGTATCGCTGCGCGAGTAGCGGCAGAGATTACTAAAGCCCCAACACTCCCAACTGGCTCAGTTGCGATGACAGAAACACAGATGCGTAACCAAGCTATTAACCAAAACTCAGGTTATGGCACACAGGTTCCACTTCCACGCGATTCTAATATCGCCAATGTGCCGTTCTCTCCTGGCGTTCCTTTAGTACCAGGTGCGATTAACCCTCTTGGTGAAAGAGGCCGCCCTGACCCACGCCGTTATGAATTTCTTGTTGCTCAGAACATCAACATCACCGAAACACGCCTTGTTCCTTTCAAGACACTTCGCGCTGCTGCTGATCAAATTGACATCATTCGCCGTTGCGTAGAAGTTCTCAAGGCTAAGGTTTCTGCCCTTAATTGGGATATTGTTATTTCAGATTCAGCAAGCGAAAAGATTATTTCTGAATTAGGTGGCAATCACCTACAGGCTATGGATGCTGCCCGCGAGAAGTTAGCTCCTGAAATTGATCGCCTTACAGACTTTTGGAAAATGCCCGATGTTCAAGAAGGCTTGACATTTGCCGATTGGATTAAACTCTGCTTAGAGGAAATCCTTGTTCTTGATGCGTGGGCGCTATGGCCTCAAAAGACTGTTGGTGGAGATTTAATGGGCTTTAAGGTGCTAGATGGTTCAACTATCAAGCCACTTATTAACGACCTAGGATTCCGCCCAACACCCGAAGAAGGCCCTGCTTACCAACAGATTCTTTACGGCTTCCCTCGTACAGAATTTGGCATTACAGATGATTCACCTGAAGCAGATGGTGAGTTCACATCCGACCAACTTGTTTACAACATTATGAACCGCCGTACTTGGACTGTGTACGGATACTCACCTGTTGAGCGTTGCCTTATGGTGGCAGATATTTACTTGCGCCGTCAACAATGGATTCGCGCTGAATACACCGATGGTGTTGTTCCTGAAATGATCTTTGAAACAGATGCAACCTTTGGTAACAACCCTGAGTTGCTTCGCGCATACGAGAACATTCTCAACGATGACCTTGCGGGACAAACAGAACAACGCAAGCGCGCTCGCATTATGCCAGCAGGACTCAAGGCAGTTCAGCTCACAGGCTATGGCGAGAAGTTCAGCGATGTTTTTGACCATTACCTAGTCACCTCTATTTGCGGTCACTTTGGCGTATTGCCAACAGAGATTGGATTTAGTCAAAAGGGTGGACTTGGTTCAAGCGGTCATCAGCAAGGTGAAGCAGATGCAGGTCAGCAACTAGGACTAGAGCCACTACAAAATTGGCTATCTAAGATTATTACAAACCTTTCTTATTCATACCTAGGTATGCCACGCGAGCTTGAGTTTAAGTTTATGTCAGCAACTCGCAATGACACAGAACAACAAGCAAATCGTGACGATGTAGAGGTTCGCAATGGCGGCATGACTCTAAATGAGCATCGCGCTGAAAACGGACAACCTCTTATTGACTCACCTGAAGCAGATATGCCAATGCTTGTTGCCGGACAATCTGTCTATCTCTTTACTCCTGAAGGGATAGTTGCTGCGGGTACTTCACTAGATGCTAATGGCGTTCAAGATAACGAGCCATCAGCTACCGAAGCGCCAAAGCCTGAAGTTCCTGATACGCCTGAGCGAACAGAAGTCAAAAAGTTTATGCGTTTTGTTAGTCATGGAACACCTTTGCGCCCATTTATTTTTGAACATCTTGACCATGCCTACGCTGAGGTTCTCAATAAGTTTATTGAGGAAAAAGACCTTGACGGAGCGCGTTGGTACGCTGAACGCTATTTAGGATTGTAATGCTATGGCAAGCGAGCGGGGCGAAAGTTCGCATAGCCGCTAAACACGCAGACAAGATTCGCAAAGGCTTTCAGAAGGCATTTAACGCAGATGACATCGTTGAGAAATGGTTTCACTCTCATATCGGAGCTTCATCAACGACAACACAGCAAGCCCGCGATTGGGCTTTAGCAAGTATTACGCCTAACAAAAAGTACCTCTTAGATGCACTCAAGCCTCTATATGCTGACGGTTGGGTATTAGGCACAGTAGCCGCTCAAGAAGCCCTTAAAAAGCTAGAGAAGGCTCCTAAAGTGGGCGTTGTTGATTGGAATACTTGGAAGCCAGGTAACCAAGCAGCAGCAGAACTTATTAAACCTTCAGGCGGGTTACAAACTTTGCTAGACCGCAGAGGGATAGTCATTGACGGCATTTCTAACACTAAGTTAGACCGTATCGGTACTGTTCTTGGCAATGCCCTTGCCCAGGGTATAACGCCAAGGCAAGTATCTATCATGGTTGATCAAGTAATTAACGACCCTCAACAAGCTTTGGTGATTGCTCAAACAGAAATGAGCAGCGCAGTATCAGTTGCCGCCCGTGAAAGTTATTTAGATTCAGGGGTAGAACAAGTTGAATGGCTTGTGGCAGTTGGTTGTGAAGATTGCCAAATGAACGCCGATGCCTCACCGCTAGGCATAGATGAGGTATTTCCATCAGGAGATACAGAGCCTCCCGCTCACCCAAATTGTATGTGCGATCTTGCACCTTATGTAGTAGATACATCAAACCTCTAGGAGAAACAAATGGCACTAGTCCAAACAAATAACACCGTAGGAACATCAGCACAAATTGTGTTTACCGTTCCAACAGGTAATCGCCAAAATATCCCTGTTTACATTGATAACTTGGATACTGCTGCCATTTGGGTTGGCGATGCAGCAATTACAACATCAGGAGCAACACAAGGCATCAAAATTGCTGCCGCTGGCAGTCGTCAGTTGTGGTGTAACTCAGGCGATCAGATTTACGCAATTTCAGCCGCAGGTACAGGTGCGGGCCTAGTAGTAGTAACAGCATCGGTCTAAGGAGATAAAAATGGATTTCACAACCTCGTATGCAGCCATTATCAAGGCAGATAAGCAAGAAGATGGCTCACTTATGGTGTACGGCAAGGCAACAGATGACAGTATTGATATGGACAATCAAATTTGCGATGCAACTTGGTTAGATTCAGCAATGCCACAATGGTTTAAGACCGGTGGCAATATCCGTGAACAACATTCAAGCATAGCGGCAGGAGTGGCTAAGGAATATGAAGCGAAAACTGATGGTCATTATATTACTGCTCATGTTGTTGACCCCGTTTCTGTTAAAAAGGTGGAAGCAGGAGTTCTTAAAGGCTTCTCAATAGGAATTAAGTCCCCACGCGTTGTACGCGATACCAAGGCGGCTAATGGTCGCATCATTGACGGTCAGATCATTGAAATCAGCCTGGTGGACAGACCCGCTAACCCAAATGCAAAGCTCATCATGGCTAAGAGCGTTGAGGGCGAGTCATCACTTGTTCAAGTTGAAGAATTACATGAATACTCAGCACCGCTTCCAAGTGAGATTGCTAAGCGCGAAGTTTCTGCCGAAGAGCGCCAACGCCTTGCAAATCGTGGAGCAGCAATGCCTGACGGCTCATATCCAATCGCTAATGTTGCCGACCTAAAGAACGCTATTCAGGCATTTGGTCGCGCAAAGAATCCAACAGCAGTCAAGAAGCACATCATCCGCCGCGCTCGCGCATTAAACGCACTTGATGTTCTACCTGATGATTGGAATGTAGGAAAAGCATTAAAGGCTCTTCAGCCTGACAATGTGAAGTTTGACCAAGATGCCTTTGAAAAAGCTCGTAGAGCCGTTGCTCAACTTATTCAAGTTGAAGCCGGTGAAATGGGCGATGGCGCAGACGAAACATATTCCCTCGGACAACTCGTAGAGGTGGCAAATCACCTAATGGCTTGGTACGCAGGGGAACAACAAGAGGGAGAAACAATGCCAGAATCAATCGAGTTGTCAGTCGAGGCTGACACAGTTAAAGAGCCTGACACAACCGCAGGGTGCGATTGTGCTGGCTGTAAGTCATGCAAAGAATCAGGCGGATGCGATTCTAAAATGTGTTCTGCACATAAAGATTCACACATGGCTGCCGAAAAGTCTGAAACAGTTGACAAGTGCCTAGATTGTGGTTGCCACAAGCCATCAGAAACACATGGTCGCACCGATGTATCAACTGCTCAAATCGTTACACCTGAACAGGGTGCTGGCTCAGAGAAGTCTGCTGATGCCGATGCAACTGTTGAAGAGGTTGTAGCTGAGGAAAAGACAGAAGAAGTTGTTGTTGAAGCAACTGAAGAAGTTTCTGCTGATGATTCAGCAGAGAAAACCCTGCTTAGTGATGACACAGTAAATGCCATCATTGAAAAGGCCGTGTCAATGGTTACGGAATCTGTGAAAGCAGAAGTCGGGCTTGCTAAGGCTGCATTAGAGGCAGCAGAGAGCAAGGCGGCATCGCTTGAAACCGAACTAGCACAGGCTAAATCAGCAGCGATTGGAAATGGGCCTAAGCGTTCATCTATCGCAGCAGGTAAAACCCAAACTAATAATCTGCTTGTAAAGGCAGCGGAGTTCAGTCAGAAAGCCGCACTTGCAACAGATTCCGTTCTCGCCAAGGGTTATCGTGACCTTGCGAATGAACTTATCGCAAAGGCTGGTAACACTTCGGGAGAATAAAACCCGAAAGGAAACCAAACATGGCTCAATTGCCTAAAGCAACAGACCTGTTTGCCGATGCTACTGATGCTAAGTCATCAGCAATTCGCATGGAAGAATATGTAGAAGTTCTAGGAAAGTCACTTTCCGCTTCTACAAACACACCAGGCGTATCTGCTCCAGTTGATGCAACAGCACAACTAGAAGCACTCGCAGCAAACAAGTCAATCTCACCTGATGCTCTTGGAGCATTGAACAGCGCCCTTGCTGCTCAGCGCCAAGCACAAGCTGACATCGTTAAGGATATTTCCCTAACATCTCCATTGTCATCATCTTTCGCAGCCTTCGACCTAGAAGCACCTGCAAAGCTCTTGACACCACGCCCAACACCACTTCGCAACAAAATTGCTCGTAAAAAGGGTGTCGGTACTTCTCACCGCGTAAAGCGCGTACTTGGTTACACAGGTACCGGTACAGGTGGAGTTGGAAACCTATGGCCAGGAATCACAGAAACATCAACAGCAACTTTCGGCTCAATCAACTATGAGCGTGGCCCAAAGATTTCTTATGCTGCTGACGATCTAATCCTTCCATACAACACCTACTCACTATCTGACAGCGTATCATTTGATGCTAACTTCTCAGGCCTTGGATTCCAAGACCTCCGTCAGTTGTCATCAACTTCTACACTATACGCAACAATGCTTATGGAAGAGCGTATGCTCCTCATGGCTCGCGGAACTGCAACAGGTTACTCAGGCGCTCTTTCTGCTCCAACAGTAACCGCAACTGCTGTAAACGCTTCAGGTACACAAGTTGGACTTGCTGCTTCAACACAGTTCTTTATCTATGTAACTTCTGATGCTGGTTCATTTGGTGA